AGGGTAGGTGTATTTTCCCTACCCCCCTTGCATAGGGTAGGTGTATTTTCCCTACCCCCCTTGTGTAGGGTAGGTGTATTTTCCGCACCCTCCTTGCTTAGGGTTATAATAAATGTGAATAATCTTCAGGAAGTTCAGCGTCAATATCTCTTAGATATTGCTGTAAAGCAGAAAGTGTGGAATGTCCTGTAATAAGCATTAGCCTATCATAGGTTTCATATTGTGAGTATTTAGAACGTAACTCTCTATATAACTTGGTAATAAAGGTATGCCTAAAAGAATAAAGTCCATAATCTTCTCCTAAATTAAGTTGCTTCTTCAATTTTCCAAAGCGTTTAGTCCAATAATCACGTTTATTTACCTCGCTTGTCTGCCAATCATCAACACCATTGGGAGTAAATAAGAAGTAATCAGGATTAGCCCCTTTTAAATGTTGAATTTCTTTAAGAAGTATTTCTGGTATTATCTTAATCTTTACCAGTTTATTTTTAGCACGTACATTTAACTTAGCGCCGTCAAAATCAATATCTTTAATTTGCAATCTGCATACCTCTATAGGTCGTAAGAAGTTATAAGAGACAAATTTAACAAACAAAAGTAACTCTTTATCCTTTTGTGTCATAAGGGTAAAAATATCGTCTTGTTGCTTCTGTGTGTAGGTTTTATTGCGTTCTGGTTTAGCTTGCAGCTTCTTAATTTTTGCAACTACATTTTGTTGTACAATCTCATTTTCTTCTAATGTAGCAAATATGGCATTGATAACTGTAAGTGTATTATTTCGGTTACGAGGGCTTGTTCTCAGTAGTATTTCATTCAAGAAGTCATTAATATGTCTCTTTGTTAAACTGCTTATAGGAGATTTATCTAAGTTATTATCTATCAGGTATTTTTGAAATTGTTTAATACGATAACTATAATCAATAAAACTATTTTCTGAAACACTATTTTTCTTTAGTTTCAGAGCAAAATCAAGTGCAGATACTGTAGTGTATTGCTCGTTAATTATAGAATTTTGAGTATTTTCAGCATTAGGAGTATAGCCATTTTTTAAGATACGTTCAATGATATTTCGCAAGGTATGAATTTCTGTGTATCTACTATCAAAATCTTTATATACTTGGTTTATTTTGAAGAAAATAGAGGGTTGCTTTACCATTTTACCTTCTTTATTACGGAAGTAGTAATATACGTACCAACGCTTATATTTTTGCAGTATTTCCTCCTTTTGCTTTTCAGTAAAAGCACTTAATCGTTTCTGCTCTATAATTTTGGGGTATATTTTTGGTACTGAATAGTTTTTCTTATCCATAACCCTGTCGGTTTTACGATTATTGATATACTCGGTTTTATACTCGCTTTCTATAAGTTCGTTTAGTATAGACATAAAAAAATACGCTCTAAGGCGTATTTTTATTAGGTTTTTACCTTTGTAGCGGGAACTGGACTCGAACCAGTGACCTTCGGGTTATGAGTTTAAAACAATATTGTTTTAAATTTATAATTTTTTGATTCACAACACTACAAAAGTAAAAAAACACGCAAAAATATAATGATTTGTATGCGTTATTAGTATTCGTTTTATCTATTTTTTAGGGTAAAAATTAACAGCTTTAGATTTATTTTTATGCGGTTTTTCTATCCACATTTTCGGTTGAATTAGTGCGTTTTTTTAATTCTTCTATCTCCTGTTTCAATAATTTTATTTCTTCATCTTTATTTTCAGCGACTTCTTTATAAACAGAACCGTATCCAAGTATTAACCAAAAAGGTCTAATTTCAGGTATCATTTCCATTACTTTTTCTAAGACACTTGCAGGGATAGATTTTTTACCAGCTATAAATGCAACTAACTCACCATAATTTACTTTTATCAATTTAGCCAAATCTTGATAGCTTATATTTTTTACCCTACAAATTTCATCTAAACGAAGTCCAACCCTTTCTAATGATGTTGTATTATGTTTAGAACTTTCATAGCGACTCAAATCATCAATGATCCAATTCTTAGGCTCTAAATGATACTCTCCATATAAAAAATCTTCAAATTCAGGATAAACTTTCTTTATCTTATCAAATGTATCTATAGGAATAGGACTTTTTGCTATCGCTTGTGAAAAAGCAGATTCACTTCTATAACCTATAGTAAATGCAAAGTCTTTCTGACTTTTAATTCTTCCTTTACTTCTAAGAAAAGAAATAAAATTTTTAATATTTTCTTTATCCATAACAAAAAAATATTTATTTGATAATCAATAAAATACAAAATACAGATAAATAAACTTTATTTAAAATTTGGAATATGAGATAAAGTTTCTTTATCTTTGCACCTGTAAAACTACCAATGTAAGACTACAGCGGTAAAATTATAGATTTATATGAAATTGACCAAGAAAGTTATTTACTTTTTTTCTGAAAAAGGAAAAAAACAAACAAGAAGAATGCAACTTGCATTAGCTATTGGCGTTGGATATGATACCATAAATAGGTATATAGATAACGATAATGAAAAACTTGACACTACAAAATGTAGAAGTGCACTGATTGAAATTACAGGAGTACCTAATGAGAAACTGTTTGAAAAGTCTAACCTTTAATCCTCCACATTATGTTTAAACGAATCACTTATTATCACCTCGACCAAGATTGTCATTTGTGCCGTGTAGAGTTGCGCACAATCCTTTTTGGTATTGTTATCAGTCGCCAGTTTTGCGATGTGATATAACTATTAAAATGTTTTTCAATGGATGCTGAAACAGTGTACAAGGTTGCTCAAGCGTTGGATAATACCCAACGAGAACGCTTGCGCCAACTATTGAATACCAATGTAGAAAGCACTCCAATAACTAAACAGAAAAAGAAAAAACAACTATGGGACGAAAACGAACTAAGAGAGCGAATCATCGCTGATTTCCAAAGAAGAGCAAGAGAGTTCAAAAACAAACGATAAAGTAATAAAAATTAAGCAAACACTATGAGCAAACCAGTAAAAATAGAAGAATTAGAAGTCGGTAAATACTATTACACAGCCGAATACACTTCAAAAAAAAGTAATAAACAGCGCAAAAGCTGGTGGAAAGTAATGACTAAAGATCAAGAATGGGTTAGTTTTCAGGTATTAAATATGCTTGATAATACTCCGATAGATTATCACAGCTACTACCACGTATGGCTACAAGATGTTTTCTATAAGGACTATCAGTGGCAGGAAACAACCCAAGAAGACTTTGTCAACGCTATAGCCGAATTTAAATGCCACCTAAACGAACTACTCATTCATCATTCATAATTCAAAACTATGGTATACGGATATATACGCGTAAGCACTGACAAACAAACTGTAGAAAATCAGCGTTTTGAGATAAATAATTTTTGTGAAAGCAACAAAATGATAGTAGATAAATGGATTTCAGACGAGGGTATTTCAGGCACTAAAGATCCATCTAAACGCGATTTGGGAAAGCTGCTAAAAAAAGCAAAAAAAGGCGACATTATTATATGTTCAGAGTTGTCTCGATTGGGACGTAACCTACTAATGATAATGGGCATACTAAACTATTGTATGGAACAGCAGATTAAAATTTGGACTATCAAAGACAATTATCGTTTAGGTGATGATATTAGTAGTAAGGTATTGGCATTTGCTTTTGGATTATCAGCCGAAATAGAGCGCAATCTTATCAGCCAACGAACCAAAGAAGCATTGGCACGTAAAAAAGCTGAAGGAGTGGTATTAGGCAGACCTGTTGGTGCTAAGAGCCAAAAAACCAAGCTAACAGGGCAAGAAAAGAAAATATACGAGTTGCTACAGAAAAATATATCATACTCGGCTATTGGGCGACTGCTCGGAGTACATAGGCTAACTGTATCGACATTTGTAAAAGAGCGAATAGACGAAAATGGAAAGATAAAGCCGCTTATTTCAGAAGAGGATAAGGTATATCAGCTGCTCGAACCTTTTGGCAAAGAGATAGTAGAAGCATTTTTAAGAAATGTACCTATGTACGAATTAGCAAAACAATACAATGTACCCCAACAAAAAATAAGTAACTTTATTAGACAATACAAAGCATAATAACTTTTAAAAAATAACACTATGAAGCTATCAGAATTAAAAATAGGTAAATACTACTATAGAAAATCAACTTTCTCTAATGGAGAAAACTTTTTTGAGCGTTGGGTAAAGGTTTTTGAAATAACATCTCATTCGGTAAAAATGCATTGTGTTGAAGTGTTTACTAATGAAGAATCACGCTCTTATTTAGCAAACTTTGAAATGCATTCTAAAGATTATTACAAAACAAAACACTCCTCTGATGATAGCTGGCAGGAAATTACTGAAGAAGAGTTTGTGAATCAAATAGAAAAACTCAAATGCGAACTTAACCAACTAATAACTAACAATTGATAATTGTTAATTAAAATGAACTCTTCTGATTATGATTAAATCATCAGTCATAGATAAATTATACGAAGCCGACCTTTGCCAAGCTATTGGAAGGGTGTATACCGATGCTTCGTATAAGATACGCAATAACGGAACGGCGGAGGGGTGCTCGCCTTTCAAAAACGAGCGCACCCCCAGCTTCAAGGTGTCTAATGTAAAGAATATATGGAAAGACTTTGGCTCTGGCAAAGGAGGTACAAGCATTATCGACTTTATCCAAGAATACAAAGGCGTTGATTTCCTCGAGGCGGTAAAAATCGCCTGCGAAACCCTCAATATCCCTATAGAATACGAGAAAGAAACCGACGAGCAAAAAGAAAAGCGCGCCCAAAAGCAAAGCCTTACACAAATACTCAAGAAAACTGCCGAAATATACCGTCAGAATTTCGTGAGTTTGCCCCCCGAGAGCGAAGCCAAGAAGTATATGCTTAGCCGTAATTTTACCGATGAGATTATCGATAACTTCGGTATTGGTTATGCCTTGGCAGGCTTGTACGAAGCTTTCAAAGAGCAGGCTATCGTGAGCGATGGCGAAGCATTAGGTCTGTTGCGCAAAAATTCCCAAGGTAATTATTACGACTTCTTCAAGGGGCGTATTATCTTCCCTATTGCCGACAAGTATGGGCATTGTGTAGGCTTTGGCGGTAGAATACTTACTAACGATAAGAAGCAACCTAAGTATATCAACAGCCCCGAATCGGCTATATTCAACAAGTCGGAACTATTGTACGGCTTTCATTTAGCACGCAACACCATTGCCAATACAGGCGAGGTCTATTTGGTAGAAGGCTATACCGATGTAATGCGAATGCATCAGATAGGGTTTGCCAATACCATAGCTACCTTGGGAACGGCTCTCACCCCACAGCACTTGGCACAGCTGAAAAAACTTTGTCGCAAGGTGATTATATTCCGCGATAGTGATAGCGCAGGGCGTAGTGCTGCTGAGCGCGATTTACAGCTGATACTGCAAGCGGGTTTGTTTGCCGAATTAGTGGTATTCCCGTCGGAAGACAAAGAAGACCCTGACAGTATAGGGCAACGCCCCAATGCGGTAGAACTTATCAAATACTCGCGCAACGATGCTATATTGCACCTTATTGGCGAAGCCTACCGCGCAGCACTCGACCGCTATACTGAAAAACACGGACAGAGCAAAAAAGCACTGCTATTACCCGAAGATAAAAAGAACCTTACCGAATTGGCTAAAAAACTTGTAGGCTGCATTCCTGATGACACTACCCGCGAGGCGTATGCCGAGCAGCTGAAAGAGCTGTTTAAAATTAAGGTAGCTTCACAACAAAAAAAGGAGGAGAAACCTAAAAACATTAACAACTCTCCACGTGTTCAAAGAGGGGAGGGGAGTGGTATAGACGGCTCGCTCGATAACTGTGTTTTCCCTGACGAAGTAGAAGATCCTTACCTGTATAAGAATGAGATTATAGAATACGGACTTTTTCAGCACAAAAACCGCATCTATACATCAGCGGGCAAGGAGGGTAAGGAATACTTTATGTCGATTTCTAATTTCTCTATTGAAATAGTGCAGCATATGCAAGATGAGAAGTTCCCGATGAAACTTATACGCATCTGCAACATCTATGGTAGCGAAAAAATTTTTGATATACTTTCCGATAAAATAAACTCCCTACCCTCGTTTAAGAATGTGGTAACCTCGTTTGGTAACTACTACTTTTCGGGCACTCCTTCACAGCACGAACGCCTCTTGCGTTACCTTTTCGACCGTATGGGCACAGGGCGTAAGATTAGCATACTCGGCTGGCAAACGGAAGGCTTTTGGGCGTGGAACAACAAAATAGTAGTACCCCTGGGCGAAGATATAGTGCTCGACAAAACGGGACTTTTCAATTACCAAAAAACTTGCTACTACATTCCTTCAGCGAATGCCAATTACGAAAATAATGCCTTTATGTATGGTGCGCAAAAGAGGTTTAAGAGTACAGCCACTTCGTTAGCCCCTCCTGAGTACTTCAGACAGATGTATAAGGTACACCGCTCGCACGCCATTACGGCTATACTCTTTGGCATTGGGGCGTTCTACCAAGATATTATTGTAGCGGGTACGGGCTTTTACCCTTTGCTTTTTCTCTATGGCCCTGCTTCAACGGGGAAGGACAATCTTTGCGAGGCGGTACAATCGCTGATGGGGATTCCTCAAACCGCTATACAGCTTGAAGGAGGTGCCAGTACCATTAAGGCACAAATACGCGAGTTCTCTCAGTTTAGCAATGGTATATCGCAACTATCGGAGTACAAGCGCGGCAACCCACAGATTGATGGGGTACTAAAAGGCTTGTGGGACAGACGAGGCTATAAGCGAGGCACGATAGAAAGCCCCGTAGCTACCGAAGAAGTACCTATCTTATCGGCTACTATCCTCACCGGTAACGATTGCCCCGATGCTGAAGCCCTTATCACTCGACTACTCTGGGAGGAAATGAAACAACAAGAGTTTGACGACGAAGCGAAGAAACAGTATAACGTACTAAAAGATATGTGCAAGAAAGGTATATCGGGTATGGCAGATTTCTTTATCCATAAGCGAGACTTCTTTGCCGACAAGTTCTTGGAAACCTACCGAGAGGCTAAAAGGAATTTCACCAAAGGAGAAGTATTTAAGAATGTACCATCGCGTATTACTGATAACCTCTCAGTACTTCGGGCGGTATTCAGCATCTTTAAAAACGATTGGATATTCCCCTTTACTGAAGAAGAGATGTTAGCGCACTTCGAGATAATGGTAGATAGCCAACGCAAGAAAATAGAAACCGACTCGGCTGCCAATCGTTTTTGGGATTGCATATTGGTATGTATGCGGCTCACCCAGGGCGAAGCCTTACGAATGGGTATCAACCTGCGCGAGGAAGGTGGCTATCTAAGTTTCAACTTCAGCACAGTATATAGTATAGTGCAACGCCAATGGTTTATACAATATAGAGAGAACGCACCAAGCAAAACCGAATTACGCCGCCAAATAAAAGAAGCCGAAAGCTTTGTAGGAGAAGAAAAAGCCATACGAATAAACCTAACCATCAACAGTCCTACCAGTGCGATAAAGGTAAACATCAACAAGCTGCCTATACGTGCAGAACTCATCGCAGAGATTGAAAATCAACGATTAAGAGGAGAAGTAAAAGACATACAAGACGAAGATAATAGTTTTTATTGATAGTTAAAAAACACGAAAATTGAAAAATGAACTATTTTTTTTATAAAAACACGATTTTTTCAGAAAATGGCACTTTTTTTTTCCTACATTTCCTACAAACACTCAATATTCTAATAATGAGTATATTAAATAAAAAAAATACGTAGGAAAGTACGTAGGATTTGTAGGATTACGTAGGAACTCGTAGGAAAGTGTAGGAAAAGTTTTTCGGTTTTCCTACGAAAAAAAAGCACTTTCCTACACGATAAAAAACGCTAATATGCTGAAAATCAAATGTAGTATTTGTAAAAATAGCTCTGTAGGAAATGTAGGAAAATAAAATGCCCCTTTTTTGAAAAAAGTAACTTTTTTGAAGAAAAAATGCTAAAAACAGCTTTTTTCGCTATAGATAAAATTTATAATTATGAAATATTACTTTAAAATACTCACCAATATAAAAGTAGCAGCCGCTTATCTACACAAGCGTAATAACGTAGTAATGGGCTTATACCGCGAAGGCAACTTAGTAGGCGGACTCCTTCCTGCCGGTAGTACCCTATGTTTGCAAGACTTTTTAAGCACTATATCGGGTATTTTCCCTTCGCAAAAAAAGGATTTGCTGCTATATCGCTGTATGAGCAATACTATTACCTACGCAAATAATAACTGGGGCAAATTTTTAAAACAAACTTATATAACCATTAGCGACAACAATTATATAGCAAGCTCGCTGGTGTGTATAGAGCCTATCATTGTTTATCTCCCCAAGGTAGAGGCTTATGTAGCCGCCCTGTACTGGCATCAGTATTTGGTTGGTATTTGCCATTTTTCCGATTTGTCAATTAGCAAATTAGAAAAATTGCCTGTTCGCAAGTTATTCCCTACCGACTTAAACAATTTAGATAGCTATCTAACCGACAATCCTACCATTAAATACTATTGCAATAACGAAATGATATTTATTAATAACTAACATCCAAATTCTTATGCTAAGCATCACTTTACACCTGCCCATTTATCTTATTAAGTATATGCGTACGCTCTATGGCGAGCCGTACGCTCCAAAAGCGAGCGACGAAATAGGTATCTATATCCTCAACGTTTTGCAGCGCAAAAGCAACCTATCCGAGTACCAGTACCGTGCCAAAAAGGAATTGTCGCAAACCTACCAGCTCACTATAAACACAAGCAATTACGAAAAACGTGGAGCGGTAATCCTGCCACAACAGAACGCACTAATAGTGAAGTTCGTAGACAGTCATTTTCGCCGAGAACTCTTTCGCACGGCAGTAATGAACCACTATTATTATAGTATACCGTACAAGTTTAGCATCATCAACATATTAAGGTCCTACAACATCGAAGAAAACGATTTACCTTACGAGACCATTCGCAAGGATTTTAATAGAAAAAAAGAAGAAATTAAAAAACGATTGATTAATTAGAAAATATGCCAGCAACAGTAATAACCCCCGAGAGAGCCTGCTACATACGCGAGCAGTATCTGAATATGTCTATCAAAAAAATGGCGCAACATTTAGGTATATCGAGAAGTGCTATTGAGCATTTTATGAAGAAGTACCAGCTACAAGTGCCCAATAGCCTACGCAACCATTGGCGAGGTGAAGCGCTGAAAAAGCCTTATACTGCCGAAGAACATCAGTTTATTGACGCCCATATACGCACCCACTCTATAGACTGGATAGCTGCCCAGCTAAAACGCGCTAATTACCACGTATTAAGAGAAATACACCGAATGGGTTATGCCGAGCTACTCAATGAAAAAAAATTAAAAAACCGGTTTAAGAAAGGTTGTGCCGCCAAAAACAAAGGACAAAAGATGAGTGCTGAGCTGTATGAAAAGGTAAAACATACTTTTTTTAAGAAAGGGCATTTGCCCCATAACACTTTGCCTGAGGATACAGAGGTGATACGCAATACCAAAGGAATACCCTACCTATATATAAAGATAGCAGGCGAGCGCAAAGTAGTACCCAAGCATCGCTACTTATGGCAGCAGGCACACGGAGCTATACCCAAAGGATATAAGATAGTGTTTAAGAATGGTAATACCTTAGATTGCCGCTTAGATAACTTGGCGTGTATGAGCGATGAAGAAGTTATGCTAAATAACTCTATCCATCGTTATCCTGAAGACCTTAAAAAAGCTATAAAACAAATATCTAAAATAAAAAAACAATTAGAAAAATGAACTTAGACGATTTAAACGAAACCTTATTTAAGCTGTTAGACGATATCAAAGAAGATAGAGTAGATACCAGCAAAGCGCAAGCGATGACAAATGTAGCTAACACTATTATCAATACAGCAAAGGTGCAGCTACAAGGCATTAAGCAAATGCAAGACTCGGGCATAGTACCCCTGACGATGAAAGACAGTAGCCCCAAAATGCTGGGCAATCTGTACGACCAGAAGAGTGCTTTTGCCAAAAAGCTCGGCTATGAGAATGTAGCCGAAGCCATAGGCAAAATGGGAAAAGATCAGTTTAACAAATTATACGAAAAACAAGGATGATAGAAAAAGAAAAAATAATAGATTTTAGAGAGTGGTTAAAAGACAACAATATGTCGGCTAATACAATAACCGCCTATACTTATGCTGTAAACGATTTCAACAGCCGTTTTAAAGCTCTTACAAAGCGCAACTTATTATTATACAAAACCTATTTGTTAGAAGAGTTTAAGCCCAAAACAGCTAACTTGCGCATACAGTCATTAAACCGCTATTTAGAATTTATAGGCAAAGGAAAATTGCGTATTAAATCGGTAAAAGTACAGCAGCGTACTTACTTAGAAAATGTTATTAGCCAAGCCGATTACCTCTTTTTTTGCGAGCAACTAAAATTAGAACACAATCCTATGTGGTATTTTGCGGTGCGTTTTATGGCAGCTACAGGGGCAAGGGTAAGCGAGCTGGTGCAAACCAAAGTAGAACACGTGTTTGCTGGTTATTTTGATCTTTATACCAAAGGAGGCAAAGTACGGAGACTATTTATACCCAAAACACTACAGAAAGAGGCTTTAGAATGGGTAAGAAGTGGTGATAAAAAAACAGGATACCTATTTGTTAATGCGCAAAACGAACGTATTACTACACGAGGAATAGCACAAAAACTTAAGTGTTTTGCTGCAAAATACGGAATGAATACCAAAGTGGTGTATCCGCATTCGTTTAGGCACAGATATGCTAAGAATTTTTTAGAGGCTTTCAATGATATTTCGCTGCTTGCAGACCTTATGGGGCACGAAAGTATAGAGACAACCCGTATTTATCTACGCCGTACCGCTGCAGAACAACGCGAAATTGTAGATAAGTACATCACGTGGTAATACAATCTTCACGAAGAGGCTTGGCGTTCGTGTTTGCAACGCGCAAAAGTTATTGGAAACCAATATGAAAACCCCGAATTGTTAAACTATAAAGAAGAAGATTAGAGAAAAGAAGAAATTGAAAAACGATTATTATTAAAATGAACACCCTACACCTCACCATCAAAAAGCAGTGGTTTGATATGATACTATCGGGCGAGAAAACAGAAGAGTATCGAGACATCAAGCCGTATTACAACATTCGCCTTCTTGGAAAAGAGTACGATAGCGTTATATTTCGCAATGGCTATACACGTGATGCCCCAAGCCTCACCATAGAATTAAAAGCAATACGCTTTGGCACAGGCAAACCTGAATGGGGCGCAGAAGCCAATAAAAAGTACTTCGTACTATACTTAGGAAAAATTATTAACACTAAAAATATCAACAAATGAGAACAAAAAAACAAGTTTTAGGTAAATTTTCTATTGAGTTAATAGAGAAAGAAAATAGTATGTATAGTCTTGATATAACATTAGAATTAAATAACGCACAAATAGATGTGCTAACGGATATATTGTATCAAGGGTATAAAGGGGAATACGGAGAAAGATTTTCTAATTTGGTAGAAGATACCGAAATCACATTAGCTAAAATTCTCAGCTCTTATGAGCAGAAAACTAAAAGCGGAGGAGTAATTTTTAAAGACTAAAAATATCAAAAAATGAGAACAATCAAATTTAGAGGATTTAGTATAGCTCTTAATGATTTTGTATATGGTTATTTAGACTATTACGAACGTCACGATGAGTTTGCTATTGATGATTACGCAGTAAATGAAGACTCAATAAGTCAATTTACAGGGCAACACGATAAAAATGGCACAGAAATCTATGAGGGCGACATTCTTGCCCACGATTATGGAGGTTACAGCCTTATTGTGTACCGAGAGGAATGTATGGCATTCTGCCGTATCGATACCAAAGATGTAGGCAACATCAATGGGTATTACAATCTTCACGAAGAGGCTTGGCGTTCGTGTTTGCAACGCGCAAAAGTTATTGGAAAC